GTGACTTCTGGGTCAACACTTACGATGCCTGGCGCGGGTACTCTGATTGCCCGCATTGTTACCAATGCAACAGTAACGCAAGGGGTACGCCGCCAGAGGCGAGAAATTCAAGTCAATTGCTGGTGTCCATCGCCTACACTCCGAGATTCTGTGTGTAGTGTCGTGGACAGTGCATTAACGGCCTCATCGTTCATCGGACTTGCTGACGAAACGAAGGCACATGTTCAATATGTTTCGACGCAGGTTTATGATCAGTCGGAGAGCGCCCTGCTTTATAGGCGCGATCTCTGTTATCAATTAGAATATGCAATGGTTTCCACGTCAATCGCGCCAGTCATGCTGTTTGGCAATCTCATAACAGACGCCGCGTCTTTATATGCCTGACGCTAACACGGTGAGCCCGGCATGCTCGTAACGTGGGGTACCTCGATCGGGCTTTGCGCCATGGTTTCTGATGCGTGTACTGGTGCAGTACCCAGGATCATGCCATCGTATTGACCACATTTGCGGCATGACTTCGTTCTTCCATGTAAGTTCGGCATCCGTTCGACTCGCGTGGCGTCATATCAGAAGAGGTTAAATTTACTATGCCAATCGTTCAGGCAGGATCTGTAAATAACACCGCGTTAATCGTGCCCGACTTGTATGTTGAGATAGTACCCCCGCAGAATTTGGTTTTGAACGGTGTCCCCACCGATGTTCTGGGAGTGGTCGGTACAGCAACATGGGGGCCCGTCGGTACGCCGACTGTCGTTGGAACAATGACAGATTATTACACGGCGTTCGGCCCGCTGATTCCACGTCAATACGACATGGGTACGCCAGTAGCCATCGCCGTACAGCAGGGGGCGCAGAATTTCCGTTGCGTTCGGGTCACTGACGGGATTGATGCTTACGCCTCTGCTAACGTTCCGAGCACCAGCCTGACTATCTCCGCCCTTTACACTGGTTCTCTCGGCAATCAAATCACCGTTACTCTACAGCCGGGGTCTCAAGCGAACAGCTGGATGCTCATCAACAGTCTACCTGGAATGCAACCTGAAGTCTTCGATAATATTACGGGTAGTTCGGGCGCCTTCTGGCTGGCGATCGCAAACGCCGTTAATAACGGCGCCGGAGTGCAACGTTCGGCATCTCGACTGATCAGGATTCAGGCCAATGGCAATACAAGCACGCCGACCAACTTTTCGATGACGCTTGGGGGTGCCACCGCAGGGTCGGATGGAGCGTCCGGCGTGACATCAAATCTTCTCGTGGGGCAGGATGTCGTACCACGCACCGGCATGTATGCATTAAGGGGACAAGGTTGCGGCCTCGCGTTGCTAGCTGACGCGGATGATTCGCAAACGTGGGCTGACCAGGCTGCATTCAGTCTCGGTGAAGGGGTTTACGTTATCGTAACCGGACCCGCCGACGATGCAATTTCTAATGCGGTGGTTATTAAGCAGGGTGTGGGTCTGGATTGTTACGGTATCAAGCTAATGTTTGGCGACTGGCTATGGTGGTCTGACCAGGTGAACAACCTGATCCGGCTGGTGTCTCCGCAGGGCTTCGCGGCCGGCCGGCTCGCAAATCTTTCCCCAGAACAGTCGAGTCTGAATAAGCAACTCTATGGGATCATTGGCAGCCAATCGTCGGGGCAGCCTCAATCCGGGGAGATGCTGTCTTATTCGTCAGCGGACCTTGCAACCCTATTTAGCGCGGGCATCGACGTCATTTCGAACCCGCAGCCTGGAGGGGCGTATTGGGGCGTTCGAGGTGGCATAAATTCCTCATCGAACCTCGCGCAAAACGGCGATAACTACCCACGACTTACCAACTTTATTGCGCAAACGCTTTCCGTGGGAATGGGCCAATACGTCGGTCAGGTAATCAATGCGTCATTGTTCCAGAATATCAGGGGAACATTGTTGTCCTTTCTGCAAAATATGCTGAACCAAGGATTGCTTGGGAGCACCGACGGAACATTGCCGTACAGCGTGATTTGCGACACGTCAAATAACCCGGCGAGTATGACCGGGCTGGGCTACGTTCAGGCCAATGTCCAGATCCAGTATCAGGCGATAAATGAAATATTCATTGTGAGCCTGGAGGGTGGACAGACCGTACAGGTCGCGGTGCAAACGCTACCGGCCGGTCAGCCAAGTCAATAGGATTCTGAAGATGTCAATTACAGCCTTTTCTATTGGTCGGGACACTCAACTTGTCGTCATTGGCCCTTCCGGCCAGGTTGATTTGACTCACGTGACGGCGTTCGAAAGTCGCCAGTTGACGCAATCCGTCCGCGTAAATCGTTTGGATGGCAATCTGATGGGCATGGAAATTCCAAAGGGTTGGGAAGGAAGCTTCGAACTCGATCGTGGAGATTCAGGAGTGGACGATTTCATCGCTGGATTGGAACAGGACTACTTCAACGGCGATGTGAACGAATTTAGCTCAATGTACCAGTACGTGTCGGAAGTAGATGGCTCGACATCAACATACCAGTATAATTCCGTTGTGTTCAAATTATCGAATGCTGGGATTTGGCGAGGCGACGCGGCAGTCAAGCAGAAATTGGAATTCTACGCTACAAGAAGGATCCGAGTTTGATGACACCATCTGAAGCTATTATCCATGATGCTAATCAAACCACGGATATCCGAGACAGTCTCGGGCGGACGCTCAAGGTACGGCAATTGAAGGCTCTCGATCGATTTCGCCTCTTGAAAGTCGCTGGCCCCGATCTGTCTAAAAACGACGCCTGGTTGAATATGGCTGCACTTACATTCGCGGTTGTCGAAATCGACTCAGTTCCGCGGCCCATTCCCGCGAACGAACGTCAAATCGAAGCAGCGATCTCCATGTTGTCCGATGCGGGATTGCAAGCGGTAGCCGATGCATTGAATGAGATTGACAGTAAAGCATCCGTGTTTGACGGGCCACCCGAGGGAAACGTCGTGGGCACGCCGATTTGATTGAATGTCTCTACCTCGTTCGAAACGGCGTGCCCTTCGATATTGTCTTTTCGCTTACGGATCAGGATCGATGGCACTTCTGTCATGCTCTACAACAATGCGCACTGGCTTCTTAGTGTCCGAATCGTCGTGAAGCGCGCCATAAATGATGTAGCGATCATAACGCAGCATCGCCGCTTTTTTTGCGGACCCATGGCGCGGATGTTGAGAGACATTCGGAACCCCGTAATAGTCTAGATCGTACTGTCGGAAATCATGCCGGACCCCCTTTTAACTCTTGGTCAATTCTCCTTTGTCGGTCTTGAGTCTCCGGCTCGAGTCATTCTTGAGACGAAACAGAGGCTTGTTGTACATCACCTGGGTTCGGGATCGACGGTCATTGACTCACTCGGAACAGATATCGAGGTCGTGAGTTTCAGTGGTATTTTTACCGGGACAAATGCCGCCACGCGAATTCAATCGATCGAAAACATCCGACGCCAGAACTTTCCTACTTCGCTCCGTTGGGATTCGCGAACTCTGACCGTAATCATTCGTGAATTCAATCTACAATATATAACAAATCAATGGATTCCGTATAAGCTATCCTGTCTGGTCGTATCGGCGAGGCTCAGCGCGACAAATTTCGCAGACGATACGTCAGCATCTCCCTCTCAGCAAGTGGCCGACATTGTAGGTCTGCTGAACGATGCTGCTATTAGTCCCACAGCGGTCCAGACGTCGGCCTTGGCCTCCCTCGCGACACTGAAGTTTGATGTGGCGCCTGCGGCAGCACTTCACACGGTACAAGCGATGATTTCCACGATCTCGGATCAACTCCAGAATCTGGATCACGACACGCAAACTAGCGTATCGGATATGTCGTTATCTATTGCTGGTCAGGTTGCATCGTTTTTCTCTGTCGCGGCGAATGCAAGCCAACTGGCGGCACTCCAACTGGCCTATAATCGTCTATCAGGTATCTCCGTGAACGCAATCTTGAGCAATCAAAAATGATGCAATCTGTTCTTGTCCCGCCGGGGACGACCTTGTTCCAACTCAGCGCTCAATATCTCGGCACTGCAACTCAATGGTTCCGCATCGCGCGGCTCAATGGCCTCAGGGACCCGCTGGTGCTCGCGCCCGTGATATTAATCATTCCACCAGTCCGATCCGCAGGTCAACAGGATGCGTCGAGTGCCTGACGGACTAACAACGGTAAGAACGCCCAGGGTCAGCGCTTGCCTGAATGACGTGACCGTTGATTCGGTGATGCGCCTTGATGTGAACCTTAGCGGTTCGCGTAAAAGTTCTCGATTCGAACTGACCGTGAGTACGCTTGGACTCGGGGTACCGCTATGGTTGCCGCAGTCGTCGCCCGCGCCGATTACAGTCAGCATATCTGTGTCCGACGCCGACGACGATACCAGCTGCTGTATTCTCGAAGGATTGGCGGACAGTGTCGCCTTTGACCCTATCAATCAGGTGGCAAGAATCGAGGGGCGCGACTACTCCGCCGTGCTCGTTAGCTCGTCGTTTCAAGGCTCTTACTGCAATCAGACGTCGAGCGAAATTGCCAACCAGATCGCCAACCGACACGGATTTACGCCTACCATCACGACCACATCAATGTTGGTCGGAAGCTATCAAAATGATGACCACAATCAGGTTCTGTTGAATGCACACTCCCACGTGTTGAGCGAATGGGACCTCTTGTCCGAGCTGGCGACGAAAGAGGGGTTTGAATTATTCGTGACTGGAACAAATTTAGTATTCGCTCCTGTCGCATCATTGCAAGTCAACTATGTCACCCTTGCGTTGTCTGACATAAAAAGCATCCGGCTTCATCAGGAATGTTCTTTGTCCGGACAGAACACGGTGACGGTGAAAAGTTGGAACTCCTGGCTGGGCCAGGCATTGTATTATGCCGACGATCAGACGACGGATCAGTCCGTGACGAATCCTTTGGCCCTTGGTTGCGACGCCGGTATTGAAATCGCCCTGGTCAAGCCAAACCTGACATCACAAAGTGTTCAGAAAATTGCTCAGGATTATGCCGCCAGGCTCCAGCAACAGTCAACATCGGTGGAAATCGTTATCCCAGGGGAAGTGTCACTGCAACCGTTTGATATTGTGTCGATCATGGGGATCGGATACGGTTTCGAGTCGGACTATTTGGTTCGATCCGTTCGGCGGCAATTTTCCCCTACTGCGGGATTTGTCGATTTCATACGAGGCATTCCTGCGTCCTCATCAATTACACCAAGCAACACCTCATTGTCGAATGGCTGACTTTTTTGATTTGCTAAACGCGCCAGCCGGGCAGGCTCGAGAAAAACTGGCGCAACCGAGGCTAGCGGTCGTGACATCGTCCAATCCTCAGACCGCTACCGCCAGAGTAACGCTTCAACCGGAAGGCGTATTATCCGGGTGGCTGCCGGTGCTAACGCAGTGGGTTGGTTCGGGCTGGGGCATTTCATGTCCCCCAAGTCCTGGTGATCAGGTATTGGTGATACCGCTGGAAGGTGATCCACAGCACGGGTTGATAATAGGACGCGTGTTCTCTAACCAAGTGCGACCACCCGAAGCTGAAACCGGTGAAATCGTTATTAGTCATCGGTCCGGTTGCTCTATTCGGCTCGCGAATTCCGGGGTTATCGTCATGCAGGGTGATCTGCATGTCTCCGGGAATGTTTACGATTCATATGGTTCTCTGAGCCAACTTCGGAACGACTACAACGCCCATGTGCATCCGGTCGAGGGCGACATCACCTTGCTTCCCACTCCACAGGATTGATGGAAATTGATTGCGGTTGTTTGCAGCTGGTCTGGCGATTTATGCATCGGCCCAAGCGGTGACATAGCGACAGATTCCGTCCAGACGGAGCTTCAGTCTCGCCTAGTCCGCAGGTTGCTCACGAATCCGGGGAGTTATGTCTGGCATCTAAACTATGGTGCTGGGCTAGGTGCCTTCGTTGGTGACACCTATTCACCGCGCCTTATTGATAACACGATACAAAATCAGCTCCAATATGAAACTCTTGTGGCGAGTTCTCCGGTCCCGTTGATTCAGATCGGCCTGACCTCGAGCGGGGATTTTTTTACCACATCCGTCACGATCCAATATCAAATTAGTGGCACCTTCACCGGCTCATCGGTGGTTCTGGAGCTGGGTACGTAACCGAATGAATCTACCTATACGCAGCTTTACAACGATCGTGCGCGATATGTCCGCGGCTATAACCACGTCCGCCAGCAGCCTGATCGATATGTCAGTGGGCTCAGTACTTCGCGCGATAATAGAAGCGAACGCCGCGATAGTATTGTGGGTGCAATGGCTGACGATTCTCACCTTGCAGGTTACACGAGCCGCCACCA